GAAACCCTATCTTGTAACGGAAATATTGTTGTAACTTATGAAAGGCCTGCTTGCTTTGGCGTCAGAGTAGCTTGGAGTTTCGGGTGTGCAGATAATGGATTTGGCGGCTTTAGTTTTTACAGGGATACGCTTTCTGTAAGTTCCGTTAATTCCGAGGTTTGCGATCCTGACAGCCCGCGACCACAAGATTGTATAATCTCCGAGATCATACGAACTGATTCAATTTTGAATTTCGGCGAAAATCACACTATTGGGGGAACACGAATTGAATCTGCAGCAAGTGTTGGTAGCATTAACTGTGAAGGCCCTTCTGATCAGTTATTTACAATTCGAGTAGACCCGTTGCCCTTATGATTTGGAAATCCCCAAGCGGCGTCGGGATTCTTGTGAACCGCAAAGTATTTTCATCTGAAATAGCGGCACGCATCGGCGACAAAAACATTCTGGACATCATTCCCGAAAAGTTTCGCGCGCGTATCCACAGCACTATCCCTGTTTTTGAGACAAATGATCCTGTCCATTTGCTGGTAGCTGACCCCGCGATTAAATTCTATGCAGCGTGCCGCGAAAACAGGATTCCGCCGTGGGTTGCTCTGATTGATCTCAAGTCCCGCCCCCCCGCCAATCACTTCGCTTGCCAATCCGATCTTCTGCATGTGCCGAATGCAGTGCACCTCTACCGCTCCACAGAGCATGTCGCCGACTTCTTTCGGGCGACTGGCTTAGGCCCACCCCCCGAGATTTACACAAAGCCCACCCTCAGCGACCTCGACGAGCAGATTCGTCAGATATACTCATCCGATCAATCTATCTACGACTCAATCCGAACCGCCGGACAACTCGTCGATAAATCCGCATTAGGCACATCTCCCCCTTTCCGCCAGCAATTTCGCGCGGCCTCTACTGCCGCGCACCGCTTCGCCCGCTCCGGCTTCGTCGTCACTCCGCCGGGAATCCTCGCCGCCCGAGAAGCCACCTGCCGCGCGTGCCCCGAGTGGGACGCCTCCGCGCTGAACGGCACCGGCCGCTGCCGCAAGTGCGGATGCTCGACATGGGCAAAACTCCGCATGGCCACCGAACGCTGCCCGCTCGGCAAATGGGAACCGGTTTTGACAGACACGAAAAATTAGCCGCCGAATGAAATTCTACATCGACCTCGCATCCCGCCGCTTCGTGAAAGCGCCGACTTCTCCGGTGCCGCTCCAGCGCGTTTTTTTCAAGCGGCGGGACATCATCGATGTCGAGGTTGTCTTCGTGGATCGCTCTGCCATCGTCCCGACTCCATTAGGCACCACGCTCCAGACTGCCCTCAAGCGTAGCTTCAGCGACCCGCAGTTCCTCGCCTCCGCTGCGAATGACGGCACGCTGAACCTCTACACTGTGTCGGTCGAAGAACTCTTCCCCGGCAACACCGCCTCGGCCGCCGCGCTCCTCGAGGTGAAATACACGCGACCAGGCGAAGAGACCCGCACCGCCACCTTGGTCGTCGAGCTGCAAAACTCGGTGATTCTCGGCACGGAGGGGACACCGGTCGCCGTGCCAGACCTCAAGGCGACTCTCGCCGATGCGGAGACAGGAACGGACAACACGCGATGGATGACGCCTCTCCGTGTGTGGGACGCCATCCGCAAGGCGGCAACGGCCGCCGTCACTTGGGCAAACCTCCCAGGCAAGCCCAGCACCTTCCCGCCCGAGGCGCACACGCACACCGCCGCACAGATCACCGACTTTGCCGCCGCAGTCACCGCTGTGGCACCTCCTCCCGGCGCGCTGATCATTTCCAAAACCTACGCCGAACTGAAGGCGATAAAAGACGCGAACCAGCTTGTGCCAGGGCAGTGGTATAAGATCACGGACTTTCAGCTCAAATGGTGGAACCAAAGCATTAACCACACGGTTGTTTTAACAAGCCCAGTGGTTGAGCCATTAAATGTTTTTTCTATTGCCGTAAACAAATTTTCACCAATAGCATATTCTGATCTATATCCGACAGATTCAATTTACTACGACTTCGATGCCGTAACCTCCTATAATTGGGGGCAGATAAATAACACCGCGCCAATTACAGGTATCAAAGGTTTAATTTTTAGAAGAATAGATAATAAATGGAATATCGATATGCCTTATGATTTTAGGCATATCACTGTAAATTGCTGTCGGCCTGATTTGTCGACTGTATCAGAATGGAGTTCTTCTATAAATTACAAAGAACTCGATGTAGTAAAATCAAACAACAAATTGTTTTTTGCTATTTCAGACAATCTGAATGTATCAGTTAATAATGTTTTTAATTGGCAACCTGTTTCAGATTACAACGAGGGATTAACATATTTCCCAACAGATGAATCTTTTGGTTTTGTTGTATATAAACCAATTCAAAATTTTAACAATAATTGGCAGTTTCTTGTAAATTTACCACCATTACTTTTGTCAAGGGTTCAAAAGCCAACATTTACAACAACATCTGAAGGTGTTGGAGTTTTTGTAGAAACAAGCGCCAATGTTAAAGTTGGCGCAGGTAGTCATAGTAATCTTTTTACGCAACCAGTTAGACTTATTTATTTAGGCGGGAATTCATATTTCAATATTTTCAAAGATACGATTGGACTAAACACGGGAGATACCTTTGAAAGAAATATTCTTGGAAGCTATATTAGAGACAATGTTTTTGGCCAAAATTGCGGCAAAAATATTATTCATTCAATGTTTGAAAATAACATTGCCGATACATTTTGGCACAATACTTTAGGATCAGCAGCATCAGACAATACATTTGAAGGTAAAGTTGCTGGAAATATTTTTGGGCTTGGCCTTGTAAAAAACAAACTATCTACAGGATTCAATTCCAACTTCATAAAACAACAATTTATCTATAATAATATTGGAAATGGGTTTACGGGAAACAGGATTGGGGCTAGTGTGAACAATGTAACAACATTAGGCGGATTTAAGGACAATATAATAAAATCAATGGATTCTTGCATAATCGGAGGGAATTTCAATTTTAATAATATTGAAATATTTTCGAGGGTTAATATAGGCGCATTTTGTTCAAACAACACAATAACAGGGGATTTTGGGGCTTCAATTATTGGAAATAATTTTCAAAATAACTTAATAAAACAAAATTGTTTTTGGAATAACATTGGCGACAGTTTTACCTCTAACAACATCGGAACTTTTTTTATTGGTAATATCATAGGGCATTATTTTTCAAACAACACGATAGGAAATTATTTTAGAAAAAATACCATCACAGCTAATGCCTTGCAAGATGCAACATTTTCAACCGCATCGCATGTGTATAACGACTACGATTGCACGATCTTCAAAAACTCCTCCGGCCAACCCCGCCTGAGCTACTACAACGCAGCCGACCAGCTCGTCGTCACCTCGCCCACAGCATGATCACCGCCACAAAAGACGCCTACATCGGACAATCCGTCCGCGTGAATTATTGGGACCCAGCAGCCAAGCGCATCGAGCGCCGGATGCGCGATCTCTCCACGCTTGTCCTGGCGGATGGCGAATTCCCCCGGCCGGAAGACCTCTTCGAGGAAATCGAAGTCACATACGAAAACCTCCTCTTTTGCGAGCGCCTCGCATGGTCTGCCGACGAGGCCGAACTCGACGCGCGCATAGAAGCCAAGCGCGCCGAACTAGAAGCCCTCCCGACCACTCCATAAAACGCGCGGAAACGATTTGACACCCATGCCGCAAGCAGCGGCATGAAACTCTTCGTCGATCGAAAAAACAGGCGGTTCACCAAGTCGGCGGCAAGCAATGTCGCCCTCGACCGCCTCGTGCTCAAACGCCGCGACCTCCTGCCGGTGGAGGTCGTATTTGTGGAAAACGGAGCCGTAGTTGCCGCGCAATCCGGCACCGGCCTCACGGTCGCGCTCAAGCAATCTTTCGGCGATGCAAACTACCTCGCCCTCGCCGAGGCAGGCGTGCTGAACCTCAACACCGTCCCGCTTGAAGCCGCCTTCGACGCCGACCCACTCGCCGTCGCCGCGTATCTCGAAGTCCGCTGGACCGCCTCCGGCGAAGCCACCCGCACGGCCACGCTCCAGGTGGAAATCCAAAACAGTGTCATTTTGGGCACGGAAGGCACTCCCGCAGCGATCCCTGACGGCAAAGCCACGCAACTGGAGGCCCAATCGGGAACGAATAACGAAAAGTGGATGACGCCTCTGCGCACCCATCAGGCCATCGCCGCATTCAATACATCGAACGGAATCGGTTACATGCCATGAGTAACCTAATCCGCTTCATCAATTTCGGCATCGCCGGAAGTGCTCCCGAGGTGCCCGCGTCCGGCAAGCGATTGTATCTTTTGCCCAACGGCGACTTCGCCACCATCGACTCGGCAGGCGTCGTGACATCTTTGGCGACGAGGTGGGAAGCCATAACCGGCAAGCCAGCCACCTTTCCGCCGTCTGCCCACACGCACCTTAAGAGCGAGATCACCGGCCTCGATGCCGACCTCGCTGCCCTTGCAACCGCAGATACCTCCCTTGGTCAGCGAATCGACCATCTCACCGCGAACCTCGACCCCGCCGCGCTGGATTCGATTGCCGAAGCCGCCGCCAGCATCGGTTCCCTCCAAACGCAGATCAACGGAAAGGCCAACGCCACCCACACGCACACGGCTGCCGACATTACCGACTTTGCCAGCGCCGTCACATCCGCCGCACCCGGCCTTTCGATTGTCACCACCACGCACATTGCGGACGGCCTGACCGATACCTACTCCGCAAACGCCCTCGCCAGCGCGAATCCCTCGCATGTCATCGTAACCCTCAACGGCGTCGTGCAAGCGCCTGCAGTCGATTACACGGTGAACCTCGCCACGGGAAAAATCATCTTCCTCGACGGCTACCCCGCCGCCGGTCAGCTCATCGTCTTCACAGCCCTCGGCCTGCGCAGCGTCCAGCGCCCAATCGATCCCACCCTCTACCTCTACGCATTCGACCAATCGGCCAACGGCCTCACCACCTACAGCGGCCGCCTCCTCAACGCCGACCGCCCCGCCGCGCCAGCCCTGCCCGAGACCGCCACAAGCTGGACCATCCGCCGCTCCACCCTCTCCGCCGCCGGGCGGATCCTCGCCACCGCCTCCGCCACCGGCTCGTGGGCCAACCGGGAGACTCTCGCATACCAATGACAACGATCACCGAGAGCAACATCACCCAAACGCTCGACCTCTCCTCCTTCGATCTCAGCCTCCCGCCCGTCATCGTCGAATACCCGAACCGTTCGAGCTTCCCGAGCAGCGGAAAACCCGACCGCCTGTATATGGCGATGGACGAAGGCATGCCCTACCGCTGGAGCCCCTCCGCGTCAGCCTACAGGTCGTTAATCGAAACCATCGATGGCGGCAATTTTTGACACTCACCCACCCACGAACACCAACCACCTAACCCATCACCACCATGCCTCAAGTTATCAAACTAAAACGCGGTTCTGGAATTCCCGTATCCTTGCAGAACGGGGAAGCCGGTTTCGATTCCCTGAACAAAGCCCTCTACATCGGCACAGCCGAGGGGGTCTATGACCTCGCAGGCGTCAATTACGCGAAAAAGACCTTCGTCAATGACGCGGTCGAAGCAGAAGCCGACCTTCGCAGCGCCGCGGATTCGACCCTCACCACGAACCTCAACGCCGAAATCTCCCGCGCCCAAGGTGCCGAGAGCGACCTCGCCGACGACATCGCCGCCGAGACCTCAGCGCGCCAATCCGCGATCAGCTCCGCCGTTTCCGATTTGGAAGCAGCCGACCTCGTTTTGGACGGCAAAATCTCGACCGAGAAAGGCCGCATCGACGCGATCCTTTCAGCATCAAGCGCTGACGCCGACACTTTCAAAGAAGTGGTCGACCTCATCAACAGCGTTGACCTGACCAACGACAACGCCCTGGCAGCCGCCATCCTCTCGATCAACGACGACATCACCGCTGAAGAGACCGCACGCATCGCCGGTGATTCGGGCCTCCAGACCTCGATCAATGGCGTCTCGAGCGACCTCAGCGCCCTGACCACCCGCGTCAGCGCCGCCGAGCAAGACATCCTGGACGAAGAATCCGCCCGCATCGCCGCAGTCTCCGCAGAGGCAGCAGCCCGCGCATCGGATGTCTCCGGCCTCGAGTCGGACATCGCCGCAGTCCAGAGCAATCTGGATTCGGAAAGCTCGACTCGTTCGACAGCCGACACCTCGCTGTCCAACCGCATCACCACCCTCGAAAACGCCAGCGCCGACAGCCGACTGGACGCAGTCGAGGCCGATGTCGCCGACCACGAGACACGCATCACTGCCCTTGAGACGACCATCGACGGCGGCACCTACTAACCCAGCCCACCAACCCCGGCGGGGCGCTCCATAGCGCTCCGCCAAGCGGGGGGTCTAACTCCGCAAAATCAAAGCCCGGCCCATGCCAAACCCCATCATCAAACCCAAATCCTCGACCGTAGCGTCGAAAGTGCCAGCCGCCTCCGACTTGGCCTTGGGAGAAATTTGTGTGAACCACACAGACCGGCGGCTCTATTCGCGCAATCCGAGCACGGGCGAGGTGTATAAATTGGCCGGCACAAAAGACGCCCCCGACCGCGTCTGGGCCTTTGATCTTTCGAGCGACGGCACCACCACTTTCCTAGGCTTCCTCCTCTACGCCGATTTTCCAAATTCCGGATCGGTCTACGACTCCGAGTCCTGGGAAATCTCCCGCACCATTTTCAACTCCGCAGGCACCACCAGCACCGAATCCAGCGCCACCGGCGCGTGGTCGAACAAAACCTCCCTTCAATTTTCCTAAACCTCAAACCCACCACCACCATGACAGCCACAACTCCACTCCAAATCGACGGCAAAACCTACGACCGCTACAGCCTCAATCTCGCCATCACGGGCAAATACAACGGTAACGGATCGAGCGACGCCAATGTCGCCATGCGCCTCGTTCCGACACGCATCGAGGATGGCGTCGTGGAGACCGCTGACGCCGAGGCTAAAGGCATCTCTCTCGGCACGCTCGCAGGATCGGACGCAGCCACACAGCAAGCTGTCGCCGCGATCCAAGCCGCCCTCCAAACCTACCTCCAAGCGAAAGGACTCTAAGCCATGGCACTTATCACATCCGCCGCGAGCGGCAATTTTAATGCAACCGCGACATGGACTGGCGGCGTCATTCCAGGAGTCGGCGACGAAGCCCGCGCCTCAACCGGCCACACGATCACGATCTCGGCAAATGCGACCTGTGACGAAATCTCGAATGCTGGAACAGGGAAATTCGTCATCAATAATGGCATCACCCTCACGGCCAATGTCACGGCCAAAACAACGACCGGTGGGAATTTGCTGGAGTTTAATACAGCAAGTCCTGCCGAAGCCTTTGTCGTCGGGAATGTGAGCGCTGCCGCAGCGAATGTGGCGGCTTACGGAATAACAAATACCTCGACAGGCACTCTTAGCATCACCGGGAACGCATCAGGGACATCAACTAGCGCAAATTCAGCAGCCATCCTCAATAGCGGTAGCGGAATCATCAATATCACAGGTAATTCCACGGGCTCCGGCGGCACCGCGATCCGCAATGCGGCATCTGGCACAATCATTGCCACAGGAAATGTCGAGGCCGGAACAGGAGTTAGTGGCTTCGGGCACGGCATTTTCAACAACTCCACTGGGATTATCCAGGTGGTGGGAAATGTCGCGTCCTCCACAAACCTTCCGGCTATTTCCTCAACAAATACCAACTCCGTCGTTCGAGTGAGTGGATCGTTTATCCACGCGTCGAATGGGCAAGTGCCAGTCAACAGCAACCGCATCCTACTCTGGAGCACGCCGTCGAACTCCATGACGCGCTACGCCGTCGATGGCATTGGAAATTATGTGGATTACTTTACCGCCGACAACAACCTCGGCCAAGCCAACCCGAGCGATGTCAGAACCGGCGTGAGCTACGCCAGCGGCAGCCTCACCGGAACGCTCACCGTCCCCGTGCGTGGAACGATCAGCTACGGCGTCACCTACGGCCCCGCCATGCCATTCACGGCTACGCGCAGCGGCACGACCGCCACGGCTACGCTGCCCTACAGCCACCCCTACCAAGTCGGCGACACCTTCACGGTCACCGGAGCCAGCAACAGCGAATGGAATGGTGACTACACCATCACCTCTGTCGTCAGCGGCACCGAGATCACATTCACCGTGCCTGACACCCTTCCAGCCTCGACCGGCGCAGGAGCCGTCCTTCAGACTAAAGGCACCGCCGTCCTAGACGGAGCCAGCGTTGCCTCTGCCGTGTGGAGCGCAGCCACCCGCGAAATCACCGGCGGCGTTGTGGACACCCTCACAAACGCGCCCGCCTCTGTCACGCCGAGCGACATCTGGAGCCACTCCAGCCGCACAATCACGGGCGGCACGGTCGATACTTTGACCAACGCGCCAACCGTTCCATCGGCAAGCGCCATCGCCGACGAAGTGCGACTGGAGTTGGCCCCGGAGCTTTCCAACCTCGATGCTTCCGTTTCCAGCCGACTTGCATCCGCTGACTACACCGAGCCAACCTCCGCGCCGAGCGCGAGCTCGGTAGCATCAGCCGTTCGCACGGAACTCGGAACCGAACTTGGGCGGATCGATCAAAACATTTCGAGCCGTCTCGCCGCTGCTGACTACACAACTCCGCCGACCACTGCACAAATCAGTGAAGCCGTGGAAGGAAGCTTGCTCGATGAGAACGACGGCCAAGCCGTCCTCAACGCCCTCGTCGGAGCTATCGGCAACCAGAATTTGGACGAAATCGCCCTCGTCGCCGCAATCCGCTCCGACCTCGAGCGCACCGGCGGAAAGCTCGACAGCATCCCCACCGATTCCGCTCCGAGCGCAGCCACCGTGGCATCAGCCGTCTGGTCCGCAGCGACAAAAGAAATCACCGGCGGCACGGTCGATACGCTCACGAACTCGCCCGATGTCCCGACAGAAGCCGAAATCGCCACACAGGTGCGCACCGAGCTCTCGGTCGAACTCGGTCGGATCGATGCCGCTATCAGCTCCCGGCTCGCGCCAGACGGCACCTTGGCAACCGTCACAACATTGACCAACGCGCCAACCGTCCCGACAGCCGCCGCCATCGCCGATGAGGTGCGCGTGGAACTCGCCGCCGAACTCGCCAACCTCGATGCCCCCGTGAGCGGTGCGACAGCACCAAGCGCCAGCACGGTCGCCGCCCAAGTCCGCACCGAGCTGACCGCCGAACTCGCCAAGGTCCAAGCCCTCAACACCGAGCGCCTAGCGAATGTCGCCACAACTGCCATCGTCGGCAACCTCATCGCCCAAGCGAATTCATGACACCTGAGTCAGCCTTAAAACTCGTAAACCACGCCGCCGCGCAGGATGCCACTTGGCACATCATCGCGCTCGTCGCGATCGGCCTCGTTTTCGCCTCCGTGCTCTTCCGCTGGTTCACTCGCCGCCTCGAGCGCGTCGAGTCGAAGATGGACCAGCAGAACGAGGAATTCGTCACGCACCTCAAAACCGCCAACCGCGAAATGCTCGAAGTCATTTCCAGCAACCAGCAGACCACCAACCGCGCCATCACGATCATGGACCGTCTTGAATCCAAACTCGACCGCCACACGCCGTGAGCCTTTGACATCCCCGCAATGACATGAAAGCAATCCTCTTTGTCCTCGATCGTCTCAGCGAAAACAGCACATGGCGCGGTTTGATTTTGGTCGCCGTCGCCCTCGGTGTTAAGATCGAGCCCGAACTTCAGAATCAGATCATCGCCGCCGGGCTCGGCCTTGTCGGCACGATCAACATTTTCCGAAAGGGAAAATGACGCCCAAGCAAGTCGCCGCCGTGCTCATGATCCTCGGCTGGCTGTTCTTGGCTCTCGCCTTCCTCACCTCCTGCGTGAGCGTGCCGATGCCTCCCTTTGGCGACCGCATCGGCGAAGCAGGCACTTTGCACCTCCGCGCCACCGTGCGCTTCGAGCCACGCCTCAGCGAAAGCGAAGCCGCGAACCGCGACCTCTGGAACGCCCTCGGCGAGTTCCAAAAAACCCTCCCTGCGCTCAAAGACAAATGATCTCCCTCCTCGCCCGGTTTTTCATGTTGCCCAAGCCCGCGCAATCCCCCGCGCCCGCGCCAGAGCCGAAGCCCGCGAAAACCTCCCCGGCACCGAAGATCGAGGCGGTCACTAAATACTACCAACAGACCAACCGGCGCAGCCCCAACATCTCTACCGGCCGCGTCATCAAGCCGACTCACATCATTCTGCACCACACGAGCGGAGCCTACGCCGGATCCGTCTCCTGGTGCAGCGACCCCGCCAGCAAAGTCAGCTACCACTGCATCATTGCCAGAAACGGCAAGCGCACCGTCCTCGCCCTGCCCACCCAACGCACCTGGCACGCCGGAGTCTCTTCATGGCAAGGCCGCAAAGACGCCAACAGCTACAGCGTCGGCCTAGCCTGGGAAGGTGACACCTACACCACGCCCTTGAGCGAGGACGCCCTCCTCTCCGCCGTCGAATACCTCCTGCCCATCCTCCGCGAAAACAACATCCCTTTGGCAAACATCCTGCGCCACGCCGATGTCTCCCCCGGCCGCAAAGACGACTGCTCCCCAGCAGCCCACGCCGCCCTCCTTGCGGCTCTCAATCGAGTGCTTTAGGGCAACAGCGGGCAACACTCCCGCAAGTCATTGCAAAACAAACCCAAGAAAGCGACTTAAAATCCGTTGATCCGAAAGGGTCGTGCGGGTTCAAGTCCCGCCGCCGGCAGAGTGCTTTGTGACGATTTGAGCTAGGTTTTATGCGGCTCGGCGGGTGGGTGGCTTCTTGAAACTACGGGCGGGAAGTGGCGGCTTGTGGAAGAAAATAGTTGAGAATCTGGGCAACACGGGCAACAAGTGGGCAACAGACTATGAGCGCCTTTCTTGTCACTCCCTACCCGCAGCGACCCGGCACCCCTTGGAAGCTGACGATTCCGCAGAAAATTTTTGGCAAACGGATCCGCCGTTTTTATGCCACGGAAGCCGAGGCTTGGGCGGCGGGGCCTGGGTTGCTGGAGAAACTTCAGAAGGGTGGCACCGACTCGCTCGCGGAGCAGTCGGCCTCGGGGATTTCGATGAAGTCGGCCGTGCGCGATTACCTCGCCTCCAAGGCGGGGGCTTCGGAGCGGCACAGGGAGAAACTGGAAAAGATTTGTGGGGAGCTTTTGGATGCGTTCCCTGGCTCCGTGGCGGCGGTCACTCCGATGCAGGCGGCTCGGGTCTTTGGCAAGATCAAGGGCGCGCCGACGACGCGGGCGGGGTGGCATCGTTACGCCTCGGGATTTTTCCGCTGGTGCGTGGATATGGAGTTGCTGGACCGAAATCCATTTCGCCGGGTGGTGGCGCCGGAGGCGGAGAGTAAAAGGTCGCTGATCTCGGCGAAGGAACTCCGGGCGATTCTGGATGCGGAGATGAGCGATGCGCTTCGGGCTTGGTTTCTTCTCGGCGCCTTTGCGGGGTTGCGGTCCATCGAAGTCCACAGGATGCGGTGGGAGGATGTCGATCCCAAGACCGGACAGATCGAGGTGCGGCGGGAGGTTTCGAAACAGAGTTCGGGCCTGCCGGAGCGGATCGTGGATTTCACGGAGCCTCTGACTAGGCGGAAGACTTTCTTTCAGAAAAAATCCGGCCTGATCGTGACGGCGAAATCGCTCCGGCTTTATCGGGAGAGGGAGGCTTTGATTGAGCGGCTGAATGAGTCGGGCGTCGTGCCGTGGGCTAAGCTCCCCGAGAACGCCCTCCGCCATTCTTTCGCCACCTACCACCTCGGCCGCTGCCAGGATGCAGGGAAAACGGCGCACCAGCTCGGGCATTCCTCGACCGCGCTGGTTCTTAAAACCTACGCGGTGCCGTCTCGCAAGGCGGACTGGCGGGCTTGGTGGAGGGTTTAGGTTTCGCCGTTAGATCGTGGATTTGGGCTACCCAGCCCGGCGGGAGGAATTCTTCGTAGCCGTTGAGCGCGAAGAAACGGAACTCTCGGACGCTCGCAGAGTCTTGGCACCAGCATTGTCCGGGGAGGGGACTTTTCCCTGTTCGTCTTCTTCTTTCGCTTTCGCCTGCTCGACTGCGTCAGCAATGATGGTTGAGATGGCGGTCTTGGAGAGTCTCGATTTTTTGTTTTCTTCGGCCTGCCTTTTGACCACCCAAGCGTGCAGATCATTCGGTAAAGAGATGTTCAATTTCTTGTGCGTTTTCTCTTTCATATATTCCCACTAGTAGCACCGCGCACACTACCGCGCAAATTTTTCTGAAAAAAATTTTCGCCCGCAAACCTAGTGTTCATGCGGATGTCAATAGAAATCTTCGTATGGGGTGAACACCCTATTGACTTTTTTTATTGCTTTACCGGTAGCACCGGAGATATCGGTAGCACCATGCAAAGTGCATACACAAAAACCAGCGTGAGCCTCCCGAACGAACTCGCGGAATGGCTCCGCCAGAAGTCAAAGCAAAACGGGGGAACACCGATCAGTCGCTTAATCGCGGCGGCGATTCGCCAACAAGTGAGCAACGAAAAACGGAGGGCGAAGAAGTGAGCCTTACCGAAACTTTCATAGACATGGCCGAGGCTCAGCGCCTCTCGGGTTTTTCTTCCCGATCCATTCGTGAATATATCCGGCGCGGTGAGTTCGCCGCCACGATGCCGAGGGGCCGGTGCGGCGGTTGGCACATTGTTCGCCAGTCCTTCCTCGACTGGTGGGGCTACCGCAACGCGAGCACGGCGAACCGCACCACGGTGCCAGCACGCAAAAGGAGGGCTGCCTGATGAACCTCTACTATTGCACGGCAAACGGCGTCTTTGGCCGGTTTGGCGATTATGTGTGGGCCAAGTCCCGCATCGATGCCGAGCTGGATTTTCAGAACAAGCACCACACCTGGCCGACATCGACTCGGCTCGAACGGAGGGCGGCGTAATGGACCACGACACGATTTTGCGCTGCCTCGGTTACGGCATCGATTTTCTCCAACTCGTCACCCTGCCGCTCCTCTTAGCGGCCCTCACCTGGAGGTTGGCGAAATGAGCCGCTGGATTCCCACACAGGTGGAACTGCCGGACAGCGACACCGATGTGATCGTCGCGGCTGAGGACGGTCATGTGGAGGCCGGGTTCCACGATGGTTGTGTCTGGCGGTGGCTGAATGCCTGCCGGATCGACATCGATGTCACGCACTGGATGCCGTTTCCAAATCCAC